ATTGATGTAACAGTGGATGCAAAGACTAAGAAACAACTACAAGATTTGGGTCTTGGTCCTCGTATTAAAACTAAAGGCGATGAGAGAGGTGAGTTCATTACTATAAAAAGAAAGTACACTCGTAAAGATGGTACGAAGAACCTTGCACCTCGTGTTGTAGATTCTAAAAGAACACCTATTAGTTCTGATATTTTAATTGGTAATGGCTCGTTAGTAAACGTAGCTTTTGACACTTATGATTATAATGTCGGAGGCAACAAAGGTGTCGGTGCATCTTTAACAGCTGTGCAAGTAGTTAAACTAGTTCAGTACAGTCCTTCTGAAAATTTAGATGAGTTCGAGGAAGAGTCTGGATATCAGGCTCCAACGAACGGCGCATCTAAAAATGAGTTGGAAGACGATAAGCTTCCGTTCTAATGTCTAGTAAGAAAAGCATAGATACTCTTGTAAAAGATATTTACAAGTTGTTTGATGAGGGTAACGATAGAAAACCGAAGCCACATGATTTAAATAAATTTGCAGAGAGTGTGAAAGATGCTGTTCTTACTTACTTAACAGAAAAACAATCTGGTAGCCGAGGTATTCGTATGTCGAGCCTCGGTAAACCAGATCGTCAACTATGGTATGAGTTATATAAACCAGAATTAAGAGAACATATGCCAGCTCATGCACGAATTAAGTTTTTATATGGGCATATGTTAGAGGCACTATTATTA